CACACTTGTGCATTACAATAAGAATTAATTGGTGGTTCTTTACATCTATAATTATATTCTTTTTTCTCTAATTGATTTTGTACAATGACTACTTCTGATGCAGCTAAAGGTGGGTTCATGTATTGTTGATTATGTTTTTCTAATAATGTTTTCCAATTGTCTGCATCTAACTTTCGTAAAAATACACCAATGTTAAACAATCCATTGTTACGTGTTCCTTCTGGAAATCCTTGCGTGCATAATTGTTGAAGACATGGAGGACCATCGGGTATGACTTCATCAGATATCTTGATTGCAACTTTGTCGATATTCTCTAACGAATATTTATTGTATAAGTCTATGAACTCTAGCAATGAAGCTGCTGTTCCATCATCCTTGTAGGCATACCTAGTTGAATTTTTGGCATTATAATATGGAAGATTTAAAAAATTTCCTAAATCTCCTTTTTCAATTAATATTGTCGATTGTTTCGGGAATACTTCTACGTCCGCGTATCCTAACGCTGATGCAGCCTCTCGTAGCTTCGCTCTTATTAATTTTGCGGCGATTGGTTTTTTAAGAAACAAGAAAATATGTAGTCCACCACTTTTGGAGCGACATGGCACCAAAGGTAACTGTAAAGTTCTAATTGAATTTATTATTTTACGATAATCAATAGGATAAGTATCAATATCGATACAACCCCAGCGGGATGTATTATCAGCCATGATAGGAATAATGCCCAAAGAAGGGCCCTCACCAGCCAAATGCTGAGACCATAACTGATCCGTAACAAGTTTTTTAACAATGTAAGATTTACCTTCCTGCTTACCGTCAGCACGCTTCCCTTCGGATTGATGCTGACCATAAGCTACGTCTAAACCTTCAAATATAGATTTGAATTCTTCCACTAAACCTCCAGGTTATTAAGAAGACGTCCCTTAAAAGGGTACGTCTTCGCTTTCTGTGTTGTTAGATTGAGGCGCTACTTTTGCAGGTTCTCCTTCTGTTACAGGTTTAGCTTCGACATCTCCTCTTGATGCTGCGGTTGAAAATGATTTTGCTTCATTATAAAGTGATGCATCTTCTACCATGTTTGCTTTCTCAACTTGATACCCAAACCAGCTACCACGATCGTTTGACTCACTAACAGTAGATAGTTTGTAAACAATTGCATAAGTTGGTGGAGTAAAACTTCCCGATGGACCTTCAACTTTCTGCGTAAGCATTAAGCTGTTCCAACGTCTACTCTTTTTTAACTGAGTAGATGTCATGCTAATTACAGCCTGGGACCAATTTCCATCAGTTCCTTGTACCATTACATAATGGTATGCTGTTGTAGCAATATAGTTACCACTTGGTAAGACATCTTTAAATGTCATTTGATCGCGTTTAGTTTTACCCAAGATACCACTGTCGGCATCATGCATTTCCACTAGTCCACCACCAGTTTCACGTGGTTTCCACTCCACGTATTTTAGTTGATAAAGTACAGGTATCACGTTTAGTGAAGTGCTGACTTCTTGTGAAACAGTATTATAAAACTGTCCTACTTTTGCTCCTTCAACGTATTCCGCTTTTGATGGATTAAGTTGAGGGCTAGTTGTTTGTAGTATGTTAATGTAAGGGATCATTACATCTCTTGACATGTCAAGATTTCCAAATCCACTTGCATCTTTTGAGTCACCAGCAAGAACTGCTAGATCTAACTTCGCTGCTTTTGCAACTGCTTTAGTCTGTGCCATAGGGCTTTTCTCCTT